ACACTTTCGTATACGTTGCTTAAATCTGCTGCGGAAAGCGGTATTCGCTTGCCTATATCCAAAACGTAATCCGCATAGGCATTTTCAGCACGATTAGGAGCAACGGCAGCAGAGTATCCAGCAGGGGCAAAAAAGTTGAAGCCAGGTTGGAGAACGGGAATTTTCATATTGATACTTAATATGGTTTTATATATTTCAGTGCCACCAATTCACTAGCTTACAACCAGAAACTAAAAAAACGTCAGGGCGTTGATAATAATGAATACCAACTTTCTGCCCATTTATAGTAATATCTTTCGTTATCAGGTTTTGTCTGGCAGCTTCACGTAATATTTCAATACTCTGCAAAGCAACATTTGATGAAATGCTGGATGTTATCAATGGCATATGTCATTTACCCCAACAAGACTAAATTTTAGAAAAAACAACTGCCGGGACAACTTTCGCCCCCTGTAACCCCAAATAAGATGTCAGATTTATCGGCATTAATTTATCTCCCTGTTGAATTAGCTCCTCTATCATCTACTTAACAAATATCCCCCGGACATTGCAACACAAAAACCGGAGCCGGACTCCGGTTTTTGTGAAGCTGTCGGCTATTTCATCCCGCCAATATTTTCCCACGTCCCGTCAGCACGCAGGATTTGCAGCGGTCTTACCACGCACTGTATCTGCTTTTTATCCGCATCCAGTATCACCACCTGCGTGATTACCCTGTCCTGCTCCGGGATAATGCCATTCTCATCGGACTCCAGAATGTCTGCCGGTCCCAGTCGCAGTTGTACTGTAAGCGACTGCCCGTGCTCACAGTCATCATGCTTTCCGCAACCACACAGACGCTCCATAAGCTTTCTCAAAATATTCATGTCATTCTCCTGTTCTGCCTGTATCACTGCCCACTTCATCCAGCCCCTTGACATCCTGCCACGGCCCGTCACCAAACCTGACCTGCAAATGCTGAAAAACCCCCTGAACCCGTGTGGCATCTTTGGGGTCAAGAAAGGTCAGTCCGGTGATGAGTGCGCCATCTGTATCCGGGAACCAGCCATTGCTGTTTGTCTCAATAATGTTTCCCGGCCCCAGACGGAACCGTATTTGTGTCTCCCCCGGGTCGCCCTTCGGTCCCTGAGGTCCGGTTGCCCCCACCGGGCCAGCCGCACCTGTTTCTCCTTTCGGTCCCTGTGGGCCTGCCGGGCCTGCCGCACCGGTATCTCCCTTTGGACCCTGTGGACCTGCATTTCCCGTCAGACCGGTCTCTCCCCGCTCTCCCCTGTCACCTTTCGGCCCCTGCGGGCCTGCCGGACCAGCATCACCTGCCGGTCCCCGTTCGCCGGTTGCCCCGACAGGGCCGGTGTCACCGCGCTCTCCCTTATCACCCTTCGGCCCCTGAGGACCCGCGGGCCCCTGTTCCCCCTTTGGCCCGGGAGGTCCCACCACGGTGGGGATTCGGTTTACGGCCTCTTCCGCCGCTATCCTGCTTTGTTCCGCTGACTGTGCGCTTTCTGCTGACTCCCGGGCTTTTTCTGTTGCGGTCGTTGCATCCCTGGCTGCATTACCGGCTGCACTTTCTGCCGTCTTTCTTGACAATTCAGCTTCTGCTGCACTTTGTGATGACTCACTGGCTTTTTGAGCGGCCGCAGAAGCCGAGGACGAGGACGCATCCTCTGACTGCTTTGCTGAGGCTGCACTTTCTGCCGCCTGCCGGGCTGACTCCGATGCCTCCCCTGCTGAAGTGTCAGCATTTGCCGCGCTCTCTTCTGCCTGACTGGCTGATATGCCGGCATTCCTCGCGGACGTCTCTGCTTCTCCGGCATTCTTCTTCGCCTCCTCTGCGTGACGCGCTGCTTCTTCCACCATCAGTTCAAAACGACGCAGTGCCTCCGGACGGACGTCATCCTCCGACATGGCACCGAGAAAATCATTCAGCGTCCCCGGTTGAGAATCTTCATACACGGTGATGGTCCCGGCATGTGACGGCGGGAATCCTTCCACCAACAGAATGACGCTGTACTGACCGTACTCAACGTCCATGCTGTAACGACCGGCTTCATCCGGATTTTCAGAGGCCACCGTGTTCACCACCACCGTGCTGCTGGTCCGTCTGGCTTTCAGTTGAATGGTGCAGTTCTCTACCGGTTTTCCTGTGCCGTCTTTCAGTACACCTGAAATCTTTACTGCCATATTCACCCCACAAAAAAGCCCGCCTGAACCGGCGGGCTGTCATAACACTGTGTTACCTGGCTAATCAGAACTTATAACCGACACCCACGATGAAACCGTCAGTGCGCCAGTCGCCACTGCCGGAGCCTTCATAAGCAATATCAATGGCCACGGATTCGGTCGGGTTAAACTGCACGCCAGCCCCCCACGCCAGAGACGTGTTGCTGTGGCGACCGTCATCACTTCCGGTCAGCACATCGTGCGTTTTCCCCTTGTTGTCAGTTACGCGGAGATAATCCCCGGAGAAAGTCGACACACGGCTGTAAGCCACTCCCGCCATCGCATACGCGCTGAACCATTCATTCACGCGCACAGACGGCCCCGCCATTACGCTGAACCAGCGGTTACGCACGGAATCTTCATGCCAGCGGGTATCGCTGTAACGGGTAATCTGGCGATTCCTGTCTCCTGCATAGCTGAATGACGTCACCAGCCCCAGCGTGTCCGTGAATTCATAACGGTATTTCACGTTAATCCCGTTAAGATTATCGCTACCGGGAGCGTTCGTCCGGGCATGAAGATACCCCGCGCTCAGCGTGGCCTGCTGCTCAGACGCCCATGCAGGCGCACCGGATACGGCCAGACAGATGGCTGCAGACAAAATGGCGGCATAAAGTTTACGCATAATTACCTCTCGCTTTTCTGCAATAAAAAAGGCGTCATTTCTGACGCCCTTTATTGGGGTTATAAATATTTCAACGAATACTGATGCCGGAAGCAGCTTTTTTGGTCACAATCACCGTACAGTCGGTGATATTGCCTGCCCCCTGATTGCCTTTCTGGAAAATCTTAAACTCCAGAGTGACGCTACCACCACCACTAGGCATATCAATAACTGCACTGTAACTACCGGGAATGGCCCCTTTAGTTTCTCTGGATGCGATTAATACGCCGTTTTTGCGAACTTCAAAACCATAACCCGTGTATCGCGTGCCTCCTGGGTTATTTCCGCTCCCCGGATCGTCATACGCTATACCGTTAAAAATAATGGGCGGAATAATAATCTGGCGGTCAAAGTTATGATCATCGCTGATGGTGACTGTAACCGTACCGTTTGGTGTTTCCGTGTTACCCCACGTACCGACTTTTTTCGGGAAGGCTTTTGATACAGCTTTAACGAAATCCCCTCTGACCTGGGTCGCCTCCAGCATGCCCTTAATCGTACAGTTCTGGTTAATCGTGACATTGTTGAGCGCTCCTGAGTTCGCATTCACACTGCCACTGATATCCGCATTTTTCGCCGTCAGTCGCCCGTCTGGTGTCAGGGAAAATGCCGGAGGATTACCGCCGCTGGTAATGGTGGGAGCCGTCAGATATTTCAGGAACACTTCATTCATGAATATCTGATCGCCCTGACCAACAAACATCGGCTTTGTGTTGCCATTCGCAGGATTAATCATCGCAATCCTGTCTGCTGCCAGCAGCACCTGACTCTGCATGCCGTCGGGGGTGTTCTCAATACCGGCACCGATACCCGCAATATAAAGGCGTCCGTCCTGCATCTGCTGCAGCTTCACTGCCCACATGCTGTTCAGGTTATTATTTGTATCAACCTGAACCTTCTGTATCTGCTGGATCGCTGCACTCTGGTCTTCCAGTTTCTTATTGACGGTCTGTGTTATTTCATTGCTGACATCCGTTATGGACGTCCTGATTTCAGTCAGGTCAGGCGCAAGCTGACCGTTATCAATCTGCGTCCACAGCTCCTGAGCCAGATGGGTTTTCCCTATCTCGCCTTTGAAAAAATCCAGATAGCCTGATGCATCATCACTCGGCTGACCGACAGCCTCTACAAATGCCGATTTGCCAACGGTGTTCACACTGCGGATATAAAAGTAATAATCATGGCCCGGTTTGATATTGATACTGGCGGCTATCCAGTACAGCCCCGTGCCAAGATAGCGGGCTGTGGTTTCAACCTGCCTGATATCGGTAATCCGCGTTTCCGAGAACCAGAACTCAAACTGTACCGTCGGGTCATACACCGCAAGACGCGGGACCGCCGTTATCTGAAAATAGCCCGGTGTCAGCTCAATCGTGGCGGGTACCGCAGGTGCATTAATCCTGAACGTGGTGGTGGCCGGTTCCCCCTGCTGGCCATAACTGTTAATCGCCCTGACCGTCAGGGTGTATTCCCCGAGCGGCAGACCACTGAAACGATGCTCTGTATCCGCAGTGATGGCGGTGGTCACCAGACGGCTGTCTTCTCCGCTTCCGCTGGTCAGGCGCAGACTGAAGCGCACACCCTTCACCACCCGCGGCGTGTCCCATTTCGCCTGCGCCAGATACTGACCGTCAGCCGCGCTCACCTCCACCGTCAGGTGCTGCACTGCCGGTGGAATAACGCTGTTCAGGGTGCCTGACTGCGGCTCAAAGCTGGCCCCGTTATCCACGATGGCTTCTTTTTCCGGTACGTGCTGCACCGCCGTGATGGCAAAGGTGCCGTCCGTGTTTTCCCGGATGGAGACACAGCGGAACAGGCGACGACGCAGTGACGGCAGGGAGAGTCCCCATACACCGTATGTCTCCACACCATCAGGCAGGGTGCTGACCTGTATCCGGTCCGGCGCGGGGTGTGCAGTGATGGCCACGCTCACCGGCTTACCGCTGCCGTTAATCAGGTTCACCGTGGCGGCACCTGTCTCCGGCAGGGTCACCTCACGGTCCAGTGTCAGGGTGCGGCTGGCGGCATCGATGGACAGGATACGTCCGCCGGTCATGGTCCCGGCATAGTCGTTATCACAGATTTCAATAATGTCACCGGGTGTGTGACGCAGCCCCTGTGACCCGAGCGTGAAATCCACCGTCTGCGTTTCCAGCAGTCCGGTCTTTATCACCCACAGCCCGGCACGGTGGGCCTGACCGCGACTGGTGCAACCGAACGCATCCATCTTCAGCAGGTTGCGCCCGTAGCGCAGTATGGCTTCCGGGTCTTCCACCAGTTCCGTGGAGGTCTGCCAGCCGTTCTGCGGGTCGGTGTAATTCACCTCCACCGCCGTGTGGCGGTCCTTCAGGGCGCTGAAGCTGTAGCGAAACCCCACGCCGTTATCATCCACCACCACATCGCAGTTGGTGTACGGCCACACCACATCCGACGGGCGGTCCTGAACGAACGTCAGCGTCTGGCCGTTCCATACCGGCATACAGCGCATCGCCGAGCAGAAATCACTGAGAACGTCCCACGCCTTACGCTGTTGTGACAGGTACGCATTAAAGGTCATCCGCGGCTCTGTGCCCCCGAAACCATCCGGGACCGTCTGGTCGCAGTACTGCCCGATGGCATACAGCGCCCATTTGTCCACGTCTGCCGCCCCCAGACGTTTTCCCATGCCGTAGCGCGGGTGAGTCAGCATGTCCCACAGGCACCAGGCCGGGTTGTTGCTGTATGCCGGTTTCAGGCTGCCGTCCCAGATGCCGCTGTACGTGCGTTTTTCCGGGTCATAGTTTGACGGCACCTGGATGATGCGACCTCGGATATGGTAGTTCACCGTCATCTGCTGACCGCCAAACTGCTCCGCATCCACCTGCAGCCCCACAATCGCCGTGTTCGGGTAGCACTGTTTCACATCGATGATTTCGGTGTATGACGACCAGAGCGTCTTATTCTGCAGCTGGTCCGAGGTGCTGTCCGCTGTCTCCCGGACCATCCGGATGTTAAAGGGCCGCTCAGGCAGATTATCCAGAATCACCGAGGCCAGGAACTGTGAGGTGGTCTTGCCGTTAATGGTGACATCCTTTTCCGTCACCCAGTTACCGTTACGCTGTAACTGAATCAGCAGGCGGACGGATGTCGGGTTTCGGTCACCCTTTGACGTGGTCTGCACCAGTGACTGCACCCCGAAGGTGACCCGCAGGCGGTCAATGTTCGCGGACGTAATGGTGCGCGTCACCGGCTTTGCCTTCGTCACTTCCACGCCCAGTGCGGTTTCAGCTCCGGAGGACTCAAAACCTTCCGGCGGTGTCTGCTCCTGCTCCCCGGCACGCCAGACCGCGGTCACACCGTGTATCACGGGATTACCGTCCGTGTCCGTCAGCGGGGTTTTGTTCACCAGGATACTCTGCAGCCCCTTCACCGGACCTTCAATCGGCCCTTCACCAATGGCGTCAATCACGCTCATCATCTGCGTGGACTTAAGATTGTCCTTTGCCTCTACCGGCGTGTGCCCCTTGCCGCCCCCTTTACCCACTCTGTCCCCCTCTCCTGTCTGATGTCTGAATCTGTTTATGCCAGAAAACAACAGGCACCCCGGAGGGTGCCTGTGTCATGACGGAATAAAATTTCTGAAACTCTTCACATTTCCGGCAATTGCCTGTAGCCGCAATAATGACGCTGCGTTACTTTTTTGATGCCTGAAAAATAACTCCATAACGTTAATCTTCATCGTTCTCTCCCGCAGCTCCGCTAACTCTGCGGGATTTTTTTATTTTCATCCCCGCCCGATAACCACCACTTTCCCGTCTCCGCCCTCATCACGGGTGCTGATGTCCTGGGATATCCGTCGTGAACCAACCAGCATTTCACCATAAGGCACCGGCATCGGGTTACCCTGGGCAATCATGTTGTCCAGTGACGAAAAGTACGTGTTCTGTCTGCCGTTATCCGTTGCGCGGTAATCCGGTGTTTTTGCCTTCGGGGCCAGCATCTGGGCCACACCACCCAGAATCATGCTGGCCCCCAGAGAAAACAGCATCGTGGTGGCAGAAAAACCACCGGCTGCCAGGGCTGAACCCCATAACGCCATCGATGCCCCGGCAGTGAAGAAAGAGCCCACGATGGCTGCCGCCCCCAGCACAATCTGCAGTCCACCCTTTCCGGCCCCGGCCAGTCGCGGCACAATGTGGATGACCGTTCCCTCACCCAGCTGTTCGTGAAGACGGGCGTACACCGCCTCCGGTGCCGTGTCATCACCGGCAATACGTATCTGGTACCAGCCTTCGTTCATCTGACGGCGGAATCCGGGCACCTGTAACGACAGCGCCCGGATGGCTTCCGCTGCCGTGTTCACATACAGGCTGAGGCGGCGGCCAAATCGTTGTAAATCCCCGTGAAGGCAGATGCGTGCCAGTGGCGGTGACGCCAGACAGAATGCGTTCGTCGTTGCCATTTTTCGGAATACCTCTCCCGTTTACTCAGTTGTTCAGGCAGATGGTGAAGCAGCTCACCGTTGCCACAGTAAATGGCGGCATGGTTCGGTACCGAAGCACCAAAGCAGCACAGCAGAATATCGCCCGCCTGTGCAGAGGACAGGGGCACCCGGTAAAAGCCCGTTCCCTCCATATTGTCCAGGTACAGGTTCTGGCCGTTGCGCCACCAGTCATCCTCGCGATGAAAATCCGGCATTTCAGTCCCCGCCAGATGGTATGCATCCCGGAACAGCGTGTAACAGTCCGTCACCCCGTGCTCAAAGAGCCGTCCTGTCAGATGTGGCACACAGCGGAATTTATGAATGTCCCCCCGGCAGACCAGCCACCAGGACAGTGCACTTTTTATCTGCAGCCGCCGGTCGGCCTCGCTCAGCCAGGGCAGACCACCGGGATGACTGTGGACCAGTGCCACAATCTCCCCCTGCATCTCTGCCCGCAGCCAGTCTTCCGGTGCAATACGAAAATACGCCTCCGGCTCTGCAGAGATATTCACACAAGGGATATACCGCTCCCCCTCCGGCGTTCTCACCACGAAGCCGCACGACTCCGCAGGCGCACACCGCCGGGCATGCGCCAGAATCGCTGATTCAGTCTGTGTCATAAACCGGGATTTACTGCGAAAGTTTATTAATGGAAAGGAAACCGCCAAAATTAGCCACCATGCCGCGCATCTCACACCCGCGCATGCACTTGCTGCATCTGTCCTTACGGATATCCGTGGTGGGGTTGTCGAACTCATCCGCCACCGCAGGACCGTTATACCCGCATTCATCTCCCCGGTAATCCCACATACAGGTGTTCGCCAGCATGATGCGACCAGGAAACAGCGCCCCGTCCGTCTCCGTCGGTGTTGCCAGCACAAACGAGGCCGTCATGGCCGTCAGCTCTGACATCTGCTCCACCACCCAGCGGTCGCTCAGCTCCTGCTCCGGGTCCGCTTCCGGATTGCCCGCCACAAAATTCACCGCATCCAGAAAACGGGCATACACCCGGCGGCGGACCACCGTGGCCCCCACCAGGCTCTGCAGGTCCTCCGCCATCCCGGTGGCCAGACCAAACAGATTGGACACCGTCAGCGACGGGCGGGCACTGCTGCCC